TCTATCGGGGAACGCATCATCTATCTGCTCGCGTAATTGCTGACCAGCTTTGCATAGTTTAGGCATTATCTTTATAAATTGTTCTTAGCCTAGAAGCAGTTTGGCTTCATCGTCAGTAATGCCTAAGCGTTCAAGCAGGGCGGCTTTATCTGCTTTAGCCTTTTCTTCTGCTGCCTTTTCTTTAGCACTATTGGCTAAGTTGATTTCATAGATTGCTAATTCTTCGGCGTTCATTTCGCGTTCAACTACTTCGCCTGTTTCTACATTGTGAATTACGATTATTGGATTAGGCATTATTGAACTCCATATAAATAGGCTGTTCCTGAAGTAAAATTGGAACCATCAGGAAATAATTGAATTGATGTAATTGCTGCGGTAATGTTTGATATACCACTTAAAGAAGCGGCATTAACACTAGTTGGAGTCCCTGAGTCATTTGAAACACCTATACCTGTGTGCAACTTCCAGTTATTGCTCGCATAACCATAAATATAACAAAAAGCATAACCATTACTTGTTCCGTTGTCTTGTCCTGGTATTGGGGAAAGAACAGTATCAGCAAAAGCACCAGTGAGCCCTCTACAATAAACTGTACCTGTCTGGCTGTTATATTGCATTCTCAAAGAAGCACCGTCATTTACAGGGCGATAATTAAAAACTTCAAGTAATAAAAATTTGTAAGTGCCAGGAATACTTGTAATGCTTACTGATGCGCCTGTAAGAGTTGTGCCACCTGTGTTAATTAGAGTTAAACCACCACCACCAGCAGGGGTAGCCCACTCTGGAGCAGTTGCGCCAGAATTTACTGTGAGAACTTTGCCAGCCGTTCCAAGTGATAACTTGGTAAAAGTATCTGCGCCAGTTCCATAAACTAAATCTCCAGCTGCATCAAAGGCTGTTGCAACTGTGTTAGTTACTACTGGGATTGGTCCAGTTCCAGAAGCAACTGAAATACCAGTTCCAGCTTGAACCTCAGTTATATCGCCTGCACCGCTAACACCTACCCACGCTGATCCATTGTAAACTTCAACGGCATTGGTGTCTTGTAGGTAACTGACCATTCCTTCAGCCAATACACCGCTTAGCGCGCTTGTGCGAGCTGCTGAGCTTGCAAACACCATAACTGTTTGCTCATTCAAATAAGTATTGACCTGGGCTGCTGTTAGCACATCCCCGGTGTTAAAGAGCTTATATCCTGCGCCTGCCATTTGTTCTCCTTAGTAGCTCAGCACGTCTTCACCTAGTATACCCGATACATCGGAATCTAGGACAAAACCTGCTAATAGTGGTTCGGTGGTGTATAGGGTAGTCATCCAGGATGACTTGGTAATATCGTGATGGATAGCATTTACCAAGCTTGATTGAACAACGCTGGTAGAGCCTGGGGTAGTCTTGGTAACTGTTACTCCATCAAGCAATTCTATATCTACCCCTGCCAATGGCTTATTGGGGTTAGCATCATCGTAAAGGTTAAGCTGAATGCTATCTATGCGTATCTCTGGGTCTTTGCGTGTGGCAAGTATGCCCTCGGCTTGGTCTAGGGCTTCAGCATCGGTCTGCACCAATATGCCTGAGCGTTGACCTGAATGCAAGAAATACTTATCAATGGAATCTTGGTCAAAGGCATTCTGAGCTGTGCCACCCAAGCGTGTGATAGTAACATCATTTATTAGATTAGTATCGTCAAACGCTACTACCGCATTGGTGTATGAGATGTCTGTGCCTTGATCGCTGAACTCATAGACCGGGAACGCTGGCGTGGCTATAAGGGCATTACGGCTTACAAAATCAACCTTGCCATTGGCATCTAGGAAAATGCCGCCAAACTCGCTCTGTTCCACGTTAAAGAGCGCCTGAAGGGCATCCCTGTCTGTGCCTGGGTCTGCCTGAAGGGTTGAATCGCCTGTGTCTACGTTACGCAAGCTTAAAGGCCATTCAATTTCATCCAAGATGGCATTTACTCTAGCCCCTGAAGTTTGTACCCCTGATCCTGTAACAGTTTTTATGCCTGAACCTGCCAGCAACTTAAAGCCATCTACGCAGCGCAGGGTAACTGTGCTTAGTTCATCGTTGCCTTGTCTAAATCCTGTGTCGTAAGTGTTAATAAATCCTGAGAACAAAAAGTAATCTTGGTTGTTGTAGGTAGCATAGATAATGATCTGTCTTAGCGGAACAAGGTTTGGATAGTAGATACTAGCTGGGTTAGTAGGATTCCAATCACCCGTTTGATCATAAAGCGTTACATTGGCTGTGCCAGCTTCAAACTGGGATGTTAAACGATTGCGCCCACGCCTAATAGAAACTCTAGTTACTAGATTTGTAATTTCAATCGGCAACGTGCCTGAGCCTAATGTATTTGTGCCTAGTATGCCTTCAGTTGCGCTATCTAAGATTAATGGGTTAATCTCAAAAGCGGTATCGCTATCAAAGTCAACAAAAACACGCAGCGTAGGTGCTGGCATTAAATGGCCCTACTGCTTAACAATAGGTTTTTGCCTGTTCTTTGATAGTTGTATTGAATGTCTGTAATAACCTCAGCTAAATCCTCAGCAGATGTTACGTTGCCTTCAACAGTAACGTTAATGGTTGTTTCAGGAATTATGCCTTGGCTTGTTGCAGCTTCAATAGATTGATTTAAGTACTCATTAGCAAGCTCTAGTCCGGCTAATGCTGCTGCTAAATCTGCTGCTGCAAGGCTTTCTGTTAGTAGGCTTGTGGCATCCACATAAGCATTGGCGGCATCTACTGCTTCTTGGGCTGCTGCCTTTTCTTCAGGTGTGGTTGCTGCTGCAACTGCTGCCGCTGCCTGAGCTGCCGCCGCTGCTGCATCCTCAGATGATATTTCAGCAAATGCGCGTGAAGCGCTAGCGGCTTCACTAAAGGCCGTAGATTTATCAATTTTTGCAGTTAAGACATTGGCATTAGCATTAGCGCGACTTACAGCAATACTTGACATTAAGTCATTTAGCAGCATTTGTTGCTTAGCTAGTGTGTCAAACAAATCTTTGATGTTATTCTTAGCGGCCTTAAAGTATCCATCCCATTCAGAAAATGGATTACCAGCCTTTAAATTAGTTAATGATGTGGCAAGATCAGTTGTTTGCTTTTGTATCTCTTTTAACTTGTCTGCAAGGGCTGTGGCAGTTGCGCCATCTTCAGCCAAGATAGCCTTCATAAGCAACAAGCGTGTGCGTTCTTCTTCAGTAATCTTGCCCTGTAACGCTGCTTCAATCTGTATCTTCTCTATGTCAAATACAGCTTTAGCCTTGGCTATAGCAAGCGCGTTTTTCTTTTCTTTGTCTGCTAACTTGTCTTGTTCTTTTTTAGTCTTTGTTATGCTTTGCTCAGCTTTAAGAATACGATTGCGAGCGCGTAAGCCAGCGCGACCTCTTTCTTCTTCCAAACGTGTAACTTCAGCAGTTGATTTGACCAAACTACGAACAAACTGTTGAAATGCGCCATCGCTTTCTTCAAAGTCTTTTACAATGTCTTGAAATGCTTTTGCAAAGAATCCTGTTGCTTGGCCTGCTGCATATCCGAGCGCATCGCCTAATCCAATTACATCTTCTTGCAATTGCTCAATTTCAACTTGGCTGTCTTGCAGACCTTTTACTAAACCTTCCCCAAAAGCTTCTTTGGCTTGCTCAACCGATTCTGTGAGCCTAGCCATTTTGCCGGCTAAAGTATCGGCGGCTTTGGCTGACGATCCTTGAAACTTATTTTGCAACTCTGCAAGCACTTCATCAAAATCACGTGCTTTTAGGTCTGCTGTTGTATAGCCAATTCTTAATTTAGCAAGCGCTGTTGTTTCTCCAAGATAGGCACGTTGCAAAGCACTTGTTACAGTTTTTAAATCCTTAGATGTGCCTGCTGATATATCTAATGCTGTGTTCAATAATTTTTGAGCAGTAGTTACATCTTCAGTTGCCTGTGATAAAGAATTAAAAGCATCTGTTAAGACACCACCTGACACACCGCTAAGCAAGGCAAGGTTATCAATATATTGATTAACAAATGGAGAAGCAAAGCCAAGGTTAATGGATTCTAGTTGTGTTCTAAGAAGGTTTGCTTCTTTTTCTGCATCTTGAAATGCTTTAACTGAATCTTTGCCAAACTTGATAACTGCCCCAACTGAGAAAATGGCAGCAAACTTCTTGCCTAATGCGCTAAATGCTTTGTCGGCTTTACCAACTGCTTTATCATCAAAAGTTGTTACTATCGGAAAACGAATAGCCATTTTTACAACCTCGCTATTTCTGCATTAGCTGAAGCAGCTACTTGATCCAAAACTTTCAAAATCGTTGCCTGAGCTTTGCCTTGGTTTTCTACTAAACTTGCTCCTAATAAACGCCCTTGTGTTTTCGCTGTGCGCCCAGTTTGCTTTAACTCGCCTATTTCAGTATTGATGTTATCAATAAAGTTTCTGCCTGCATTAGGATTATTAGATTTAGCATCTGGGCTTCCATATCGGTTTTGCCTTCCAGCAGTTTCAATAATTGCACCTGCTGCCGACTTGTTCAACAAAGATACAAGAGATGCCCAACCTGATCTATTAGCTTTGCCTTTTGCTAAAGAATAGGTCAATCCACGTCTGACCACGTTAGGCTCAAAACTAGGAAATGCCCGTTCGCGACCTGTGCGACTTTTACGTTCATATCCTGGATAATCAAAGTTTCTGAGATTGCCTATTGTGCCAGGAACATTACTGCGAGCTGCTGTGGTTATTTCTTTCAAGGGCGCAGCAATCTCTTTATCGTATGCCTTTAAAGTTTGTGGGGCTAATTTACGCAGTATCTTTCTAGCCTCTACGACCCCTGCGACCTCTACTGGCATTTTTCCTGTCTTCCGCTTGTTTCTTCAAAACCTCTTGGATAGCGTTCAACATACCTCTATCCATATTAATAAACTCACTAGGCGCAATCCCTGTATGTACAGCTAGCTGGGCTATTCTGTACGTATAGGAATCACGCGTTAGCCATTTGGGGAATCATCACCAAGAACTTCAACAGCCTTTAAAGTGCTTAGAAACTTATCCCCAAATGGATAAACCTCTGGAGCATCTGCTCTACGCAGACATTCCCAAGCAAGCCAATAAATATCGCTCTGCTTTTGATCTTCTCTGAAAGCCTTGTAAAAGCCTTTCTTAGCATATTGCTCAAAAGCATATTCAACAGCAGGTGTTATCTCGTGGATACTTTCCGTGCCATCTGCCCTTACAACTTTAAGACTTGCCATTTTTGCCCCTTTGTTAAATTAGAACGTGCCGGTATCGGCTATCGTTACAACAGAGTTTAGCGTAAAGGTGATGTCCTGTGTTCCAATATCGCCAACGCCACCATTGATTGGGGTCAGGTTATTGACCAAAATATCAAAGGTGTAAAGCGGATTGGTTGCACCGACAGCAGTTAGTTTCTCCTGTAGCATTTTTACGGCAACAGTTGTGCCAAATGCTGCGCGGAGAGTTGCCATTACGTTTGCTGCTGCTGTGTCATTTAAGAATGAAACAGTTAGCGTTCCAGATTCCAAGCCTTTTACAAACTTGTGAGCTGTATCGCCCATAGCGGTAACTTCAAGCTCATCTGCTGCCTGATTAAGTGTAACGCTTGTTACGTGGTCGCTCAGATCAACAGCGTTAATCTTAAGACCAACTTTGTTATTAAGAAAAACAGCCATTGCTATTCCTCATCTTTCTTAGTTGTTGGTTTTGGTGCTTTTTCGCTTAGCTCAACCTGGCCAATTTTGGCAAGGAAAGCCTCGCGTTCTTTGTCTACATCAGCCATGTTTTAGCTCCAATCGGATAGAACGCTGATTGATACTTCCCCGGACAACAGATCGCCTGCTGTTCCAGTTAAGACCGCCGGTGCGCTGAAAGTTCCAATTGAGTATGCAATTGATGATGCTTCCAGCTTGTTTACTATATTCAGGTAATAATCTTCAATGTTAATTAAGTTGCCTTGGTTATCAAACATAGGCGCTAACACTATTAGTTTGAAATTGACCTTAGGCTTTACTGTTTTGTAATGGTCATTGCTTGGCTCAATATAAGGATCATCAGGTTGCACCACGATGCTGTTAGCAAGCGGTGTGGCAGGTGGGAAGGAAAACACCTGCCACGCCGTATTGTCAGTTAGCGCGGTAGCGATTGTTCCTCGTAGGGTAGAGATTGCTGACATTATCCTACTTGACCGCCCGGCGCTAAGTGATCCGCAAGTAAACCGCGAACACGTGCCATTAGAGTATTGCCCATGCGATACGGCGAAGGTTGAAAGTCTGGTGAAATGCCACCAGCGTTTGAAGCTTGGCGAGCCTGCCAAATGTCAACAGCAATCATTAGAGATGCTAGGTTTACTTCAGGTAATGTTTCGTAATCAATGTTAGTAGAAGCGTAAACGCGACCATAAGGCACTACTTGATGATAAGGCTCTGTTACAGATTGATTTAAGTCAAAAGTTAGTGAGTGGCCATTTACAGCGGTTAACGTCTTATTGCCATTGAAATGCTGGCGCACGTTTTCTACTGTTACTGTTTGGCCTACGTAAAATTGCTTTTCTGTGCTAGGCAAGAAAATCTTGCCGTATGTGCCAAATCCTTCTAGGGCTACAACAGATTGGTCATTAAACCATAGCTTGTCTTTTACAATGTTCTCTGCTGCTTGGCAGCATTCTTCCACTACTGCTGAGCTGTATAAAGCACCAATGCCAAGCGCAGAGCGCAGTTCCGCTTCAGTTACGTATGTTGCAGGCATTGTCTTTCCTTTCTAATGTTAGCCCCGGCGCAAGGGCTGTGCGCCGGGGTAACTCTACGATCTAGTTAGTTAGATCAGGACTTGTTGAACCAGTTTGCACCAGCGCCAACCTTGGTAGCTAATGCACCATATCCGTAGTACAGCAAGTCAATTGTTCCATCGCTGTTTACATTGGTACGTAGCTGGAAGCGTGGTGATTCAAACCATTGATATGAATCTGGGTTGACAACTACCATTGAGTAATCGCCTAGACCGGTTGCACCAGTTCCAGAGATTTGGCGGTTGACACGAAGGGTTAAGCCTGCAACTGTTCCTGAAACTGAATCTGGTGAAAGAACTCCACCATTGTTTTGTGGATTTGATGCAATGTAAATTGGGCGGCCACCATCTTCATAGGACATAATCTTTGCCCATTG